CTTTGTAGTGACGTGGCTGTTTTTAATTGGAAAGTGAAAGTATAAATTGATTGGGTCCCGCCATTTTAGCCCCCGCCCTGCCGCACCCAAGATGGCGGCGGGGGCGTGGTTTGTGACGTAGGGGGGGTGCGGGGGGGGGCCTGCCCCCCCCGCGGGGGGTGTGGGGGGGCTTTGCCCCCCCACTTCCCCTTTTTACTGTGTAAGAGGGGAAGTAATTTGCATATGGCAGTTTGTGGTTGGCAATTCTAATTTTGTGGTTTCCTTTATGAATATTCATGAGGGGGGCGGAGCTTAGGGGGGGTCAAATGGCGACTCGGAGTCTGTTTAGTAAATAAGCGCCGCAGGCGCGCCCCCCCGAGCCCGAAGTGGTCCGACCCGCGCAAGCGGGTCGGAACGAGGGCGGGGCGCATTGGGGTGCGCGCGCTACGCGCGCACCCCAATCTAGGTGCGTGGTGTGTTAGCACATACGCGCGGCGCGCGAGCGCCGGCGCGTGAAGGCGCTCGCGCGCGCGCAGCGCGCGCGAGCGCCGAATTTTTGCAATTTTTTATTTTTTTTTTTTTTTTTTTTTTTGGGGTTAAACTTTATTAAACATGAGTGACTAAGTGAACATTGCCGGCCTAGAATTTGTAGTTGAGATGAAAATTTACAATTGGGGTAGCAATGGGTAACCAGGGATAAAATGGAGGGTCTTCTTTATATTTTCTAGCAGGTCTTTTAAATGCATATGCTAATTCTTGTTCAGTTTGTTGTTCAAAACCTGGTTTAAATGGTGTTAGTCTAGGATTCCTGTTTGTAGTTGAATTAGTTTTTGTTTCTTCTTTAAGTTGTTGATGAGCTGGAGAAGCTGGAGCTTTGTGTGCTGCTGTTGCTGCTGCTGCTGGTGGAGGAGTTGCTGGATGTTTTGCTGGTCTGGGATTTCTTGGAAGGTATTTTCTTCGTAGAGACTCTGGAGACAGTCTTGGACTTCCTCTGCTTCTTTGCTGATGCATGGGAGTGTGTTCTCTTGGAGTGATGTTTTCGTTTTCTTTGGTGACACATCTGCTTGGAAATCTGAATCAGTTTCTGCGTTTTCGCACATTCTTTTAAAAGCTCTGCTTGTAATGTGCCCTCTTCTAAAGTCCCAGCAGTGTAAGGCTGCAGCTGCAGTGTTTTTTTTCGGGTTAATGATTTGTATTGCTTTGGATTGCTTATCGGGTACCTCATGAGTTCCTTGTGTGGCAGGGTCTTTAGTTTCTGCTTCTGGTAATGATGCACCTCCAAACTTAAAGTAAAATGTGTATGTTGAATACAGTTCCCATGTAGAGTTTTTTAATGTGTCTAATTTAGGTACAAAGGGTCCAGTTTCAACAACTGAATTAATTGTTTGTAATTGGTGTTTTAAGGTTGGGTACCAGTGGTCATTGTCCCATTTAGATAGTAAAGAGTCATAGGGACCTTTTCCTTGTACAAAGGAGTAGTCTACAGGTATAAATACTTGGTGTAGTCCTGGCTTTGGTTCAATTGCATCGCAGTGAAAACATAGGTAGTATGATTGTAAAAAAGTTGGGTCTTTTTTTTTTTGCCTTACCCAGTCAGGGAATCCTAGTAGTAGTTGCCATAAGGGAAGGCCTTGCACAAATAAATCTAAGTCTGTTTTTGGTGGGTAGTATGACTGGTTAACAACATTTGTTAGCCATACAGCTGTGTTTTCACCAGTGTCTAATGTTGGATTGTATCTAGCTCCCTTTAGAGGTGGATTAGCTTGTGAAGGTTTTGTTATTTGTTTTGCTTGTAATAATGCTGGCTGAAACCAGCCTTTGTTATAGGTAATTGTTTCTGTGTATGGAGTGAACACTGTTGTTATGGTCTTTTTGTTGCCTTTAACATCTTCTACTTCAGTTACTGGCTCAACTATTCTATAAGGTCTGTACCATTTGTCTTGTTCAGTAGGTATATATGGATTTTTAGGATTTCCCCAGGCTGCATATTGGTAGAAGTCAGTGTTTAGTGTAAGAAAGCTTGCTAATTGATTGGTGTTACAGCAGCCTAAGTGTGCATATCGAAGGTCACAGGCAGCAGTGTGAATTTGTACTAAGCCTGTATCTGAAAAGCCTTCTTGGAAAAACCATTTGTTACTCATTTGAGTTGGAGGTTTAATTTTTATTTTTACATATCTTTTACCATGGGGTTTAGTTAGTAAACTAGGTATAAAAAATTTATGTTTAGCTAACATAATTTGTTGTGGATGTGTATCTGGATATGTATATTTTTGTAGTTGCATAGGATAGTTTCTGCTGTACACTCCTACAAAGTCAATGTGTGGATGTCTCCAAAATATAAATCTGCATCCTGTGTATCTAACAAGATCAAGGTTAACATTTGATGTTGTCCATACATTGTTGCCTGCTTTATGTTCTTTGTATAAGTATTCAAGTGTATATCTTTCTACTCCAAACCCTCCTCCCGATGGTTGTTTAGCTATAGTATATTCATATTTGTTAGCTGTGTAACATCTGTATTGGGTACCTTCTACTCCTAAGGTGTGAATGCCTATGCCTTTAACTTTACATTTTCTTATTGTCTCTGGTTGCCATTGTTTAAGAGGTAAGGTTCTTCTTTTTCTCCTTACCTTTCTGAAGCTTTTTCTGCGGCGGCGATAAGTTCTTCTATGTTTTCTTTTGTAAAGTCTTCTTCTGGGTCTTCTCTTTTTATAGTGGTATCTACGCCTGTAGAAGGGCCTGCGGCGGCCTCTCCACCATCTCTTGCGTCTGGCCCACCAAAAAGGCATTCCTTAATATCTCTGTTAATAATTTCTTCAACTGTGAGAAAGCGGTCTTGATGACCAGGAGGAAATATAGAAGCAAGCAAATGGCCAAAAGGACTAGGGCAGTTGCACATGCAGTCGTGGCCATCAGAGATCATAGACATCCACATTTGATTTTTGGTATCATTGTTGTATGGTGTAGGTTTAAAGAAGTGATTAGCAGAATAGTTGCTCATCTGTAAAACAAAAGTGTATTTAAGTTTCTTGCCCGTTCCGCTAGACTGCCCTAGCCCGAATTGCCCCTAGACCTCGGTGGTTTCACTCACCTCGGGCTCCCGCCCATGGGCAGCCGGAGACCTCCTCGCTGCGCTCGATCCGGTCTCTGCACCGTCTAGCGGGGTAAACTCAGCCATTCGTCAGTACACTTAGTTATATAGTGTAAAAGTCTCCTCCT